AATATAGTTGAAGCTCTCGCTTGTGGCATTTGCTCCATGAATGTACACCAAGTTCATGCCAATATTTATCAGGTGTTGTACAGCGTCAAGCCATAGTGATGGCAATAAAAGCCAACATAAACATCAATACTGCTCCCACAATGGGTAGCACGATGTGTATGTGTTTGACCACTGATTCTACTGGATCATGCTCGTCCATTGTACACAGCTTTGGATTCTTCCACGCGACCTTGACGAGCAAGGCTAGCCGCATAACGTGCTTGGCCAAATGCTTCTAGTACTGACCAGATGGTGTTTAATATTGTTTTCATAGGTATTTTTCCTTTTGATAGTTAAACTGTTGGATGTAGTTTTCCAATTGTGCGGCATCGGTAATGCCTTTGTCTGCTAGATAAGCATCTAGACTTGATTGATAACTGCTACCTGGGAACATCTCGGATAAGCGTTCCAGGATAGACTGCATCCGTTCTGATATGTATTTCATTGTGTTTTCCTGTATATGTGTAAGTAGATACTCATGGTTTCTACTGAGTATTTAGTTATTATATGTGCGACCGCACAATTTATCAACCTGATTGATCTAATGATAACTAGACTGTATAATCAAATAAATAACGTATAAAGAGAACAACATGCGTAAAAGTACACGTAGCATATTACAAGAATTAAGTGACGTCGGACTAAGCCGTAATCCAGATTTGGTTATAGAAAGCCGTGGAAGCAACATAATCCAAAGTGCTATCAACCTACTGGACATGATACGTGAAAACTACGATCTAGAAACAGCCGCAGAACTAGAGCGCCGCTTTATCAACAGCATACGTGCCAACGATGTAACCAAGTTCAAACGCGGTATCAAGCGTATTCAAGAGGACAAACAGTCCTAAACTATCTACCAAAATTCAACCATAACCCCATGGTTTTTGCCATTTGGTATAAATAATTATACAAAGGCCTTATTAGAAGGTCGCTCGAAGAGTTCGAGCAGTATGGTAAAAGAGGAGACATATTATGCCATCATTATTAGGAACAGACGTAACAACAAACTATTTAAAGACAATACCAACAACACAATTTGGTACACGTCGTTTATCAGTTATCAACATTGCAGTTGCAGACGTATTTGTTAACTTTGCAAACGCAAACAGCTTGTTCACCAAATCAGTTCGTGCATTGCAACAAACAGCTGAAGTTTGGTCAGTATTCACACCAGTAGACGGTTCACCAGACAGTTTCAATGCTGTTATTGCAACTCACACTCAGTGGGCCGGCGACAGCGCAGGTGGTCAACAAGGTAACATTGGTGTTGACGGAACAGGCTACGGTATTTTGGAAACAGCTATTGCCGCTGGTAACGGTGGTGTTGCAGCCACAGTAACAGACGTTGCTGGTTGTGCTCAAGTAGCTATCTAATAGTTTTATTTCTCAGGGATGGGAAGACTAAGCCTACTTTAACAGTAGGCTTTTTTACGGCTGTTAAATACAGCATGGATTATAAACTCTACACACTTGTTGATGTGACTCATACCAAACAGTATCGGGCCGAGCCAGGCAAGGAAGCATTGCGATTAAAAGAACAAAACTTTAACACACTGATTCATACTCTGGGTATTAGATCAAATATTTGGTATGCTAGCGGACCAGATGTGTTACACATGGGCGGCCGCCAAGCTGGTTTTGACACTGACGAAATTGTAAAAGTCTGGCGATTTGATTGGAGCACTGAACGTGACTATCTCTACGAAGATGCTGGCAACCCAGTGGCATTTCTAATAAAAGATTTCCACCTAGTGCCTTACATTGCTGGTTTAGATGAAGCCATGGAACAAACCCATGCGGTATTTGTTACAGAAGGACCTGGCAGGAACATCAGTTTTTTTTCAAATTGAATAAATAACATTGTAGGCAATTTAGTACACGTAAACACTTAGGCATTCAATCATACATTAGGCACATGACTCGGAGCGAGTCCCTGACTTAAACACATTGGAGAGCCCAGATGGCCACAAAAGAAGCAGTAGCACAATTAGCTATGTTACCTGAGCGTGTAGCAATAGTTGAAACCAAAGTAGATCAAATAGAAGAAAAACTTGACGAACTCAAAGTGGGCGTCAAAGACATGCACGACTGTCTAGATCAAACTCGTGACCTGCTGGACAAGAAGCTGTGTGAAATGGCGGAGCAATCAAACAGTCAACATGCAGAACTGGCTAACAAAATTAATGACTTAGAAAGAGTCAAAAGCAAGTACACAATGTATGCCATGGCTGCATTGGCATTTGCCGCTGGCACAGGTTGGCTCAACTCAGTTCAGTTCCCACACATATTAAAGTTCTTGGGACTCTGATTCTGTTAAATACAGAATGAACATTCAAGAATTATCCGTTGATCCCAATCCACATCATCATCATTTAAACCCAGTCATATGGGACAATAATGCCATGCGTTCAGAAGTACGCTCTAAACTTCTCAAGATAGCAGATCACTTCATTGACTATCTCAATGTGCCCAATTTAAAACTAAAAGACATCACCCTCAGTGGTTCCAGTGCCGGATACAACTACAGCGACTACAGCGACATAGACTTGCACTTGGTAGTAAGTGATGTAGACAGCAAGGACGAAGAACTGTTCACAGCTAAAAAGAATCAGTACAATTCAAACTACACCCTAAGCATCAAAGACATACCAGTTGAACTGTATGTGCAACCTGCAGAGCAACCACATGTCAGCAACGGCATCTACAGTGTGAAACAAAACAAATGGCTAACTGAGCCCAAACACGAAGAACCCACAGTGGAACCCAAAGCCATCAAGAACAAAGCAAGAAACTACTCAGCCAAAATCAACAGCGCCATGCGTAGTCAGGACATAGACAAATGCAAGGGTGTGATGGATGAACTGAAACGACTGCGCAAAGCTGGGTTGGAAACAGGTGGCGAACAAAGTGTGGAAAATCTAGCATTTAAGTTGCTCAGAGCTAGAGGACAGATTGACAAATTGCGTAAATACATAGATAAATTAACAAGTGCTAAACTAAGCCTCGAGGACCAATATGAAGATTAAAGACATTGTATTAAGAGAAACTGAAATCACAACTGAGCCAATGCCAGGTGCTCAACAGCTCAAAGTGGATGGCAAGCCAATTGGCACAGCTGATCAAGCCACTGCTGACATCATGAAGCAGGCTCAAGAAAAGGGAACTCTTAACCTAGGCGGAGATGAACAAACAAGCGAAGGAGCAATGAGCGAGATTCATCTAGAATTAAGTGATATTGTTGCCAACGAAGACTTTGATGCACTATATCAACTGTTCAGTGCCAATACTCCAGCTGGCCGATATGTCCAAGACATGGCAGATGATGTCATGATAGATCACGGATTTCACCCAGACGACGACTTTGAACAAATTGAGGAAATTGTGTTTAATCGTTTAGAAAACGAGTTTGGAGAGAAAAATACAGACGAAGATATTGGCGGCGACGGCACTGGCGCATTTATTAATGATGTGCGCGATGCTGAAGCTGAAGCGGCTATGGGGTACGGACCAGAAGATGGCGAAGAGCCACTGGACGAGTTCCTTGGCTTGGGCAACAAGAGTCCCGAAGAATGGGCCAAGACCAGTCCACAGATGGCCAAGCTGTTGCAGTTCCGTGCCAAGGCAATGGGAACGCCATACGAGAAACAAGTTGAACAACGTATTCGTTTGCTCAAAGACAGACTGGATCTGGATGCTGGAGAAGTTGCTGGGCCAGGCGGCATACCTAAAGACCCAACACCGCCAGAGCAGTTTGACATGAAACAGCTACGTGAAGAAGATGATGACTTGTTAGAAAAAATGCGAATGATTGCAGGCCTAAGATGAAAATAGCAGAACTGGTTGGTATTGACAACACTATCATTAAAGAAGCTGACAAGTTTGAACTGCTTGATCACTTTACTGTGTGGACCACCAACGAAGAACGTGAAATCTTAAAAAAGCTGGACAAGCCAGTTCGTTTGAGCAGTCTAAGTGAAACTGATCAGTTCAGGATTGCGGCCATGGTTCGCAAAAGTTTGGTAACTAAGATAGGACACAATAACCCTAGCGTAGTTGCAAATGAAAAAACAAAATAAAAAACAAGTAAAAGAACTAGCGGTACAATTTGAAGCTGAATTGAATCGCAGTTTGCCCATCAGCATACAGCCCAACGGCAGTATAGTTTATAAAAATTTTATAATAAAACGCACATCCGCGGGCATGTGGGGGTTGTACAATTTATCCAGCATGTACTTGTTGGAAAGTTTTCAACTTAAAACCTGCGCCCTAATGGCGGCAAAACAATACACAATAAACCTTAATAAATTCTTTGAAATCAAGCGAATTGATACAAAATATTGGAATTTCTTTAGCGATGTGCAGGTTTACAAGCACAACATCAAACGGGCTAAAGATTTCGATAGATACGTGATTTTGTTAAATAAATTAGAACACAGTGAAGAAGTGTCTGCTTACTACAAGGAAGTGATTTCCAGAATGTTTAAGTGGACATTTGTATAAATACACTATAAAAAGAATGCTTAGGATACCACCATCATGCAAATAAGAGAATTATCAAAACCTGTAACTAGCAAAAGACTAAACGAAAACTTGGCCAGTCAATTTGGTTATAAATTAAAGTTAGAACACTTTAGTGATGTTCAGCTGGAAGACGTGCGTAACAAACTGCGTACAGAAATGAGCCAGTTTGAAGTTAACGAAAGCTTCGACAACTTACACATCAATCCTAAATACCAAAAGACTCGTGCTTTGTTGGATGTTATCAACAAAGAAATCATGGAACGCGAAGAAGGCAAGTGCGAAGAATGCCACAAAGATCCATGTGAGTGTGATGAAGTAGATGAAAGCATGGACGATGAAAAAGCTGAATTGCGCAAGAAAGTTCAAGCTGAATCAATTAGACAAAAGGCTCAACAGTACAAAGTTCCAGCCAGCTGGATCAACAATGCAATTAACAGAATCAGCCTAGGCGAATCTGATGAAGCAGAACTAAGTGCTGAACTAACACTACGTTATGATTTGGCAGAAAGCACAGCAAACTATATTGTGTACCTAGCAGAAGGCGAAGAAGACAAAGCCAAAGTTATTATGGCCACCAAGGACATGGTAGATCGTATCACTGGGTGGTTAGAAGACACAGCCGCTATGAAAGCTGAACAGCTTTTAGAATTACAAGACTCTATAAGAGAAACACTAGGCAGCGATGTTGCTCAGCAATACGGCGATGCAGTGAAACCTGCCCTAGAGGCAATTTACACAGCTTTAGAAGCAAGTCGTCAAGGATTACAAGGCGGATTAGCACTAGTATCAGGCGGAGAGGCACCAACAATGGGCACACCATCACCAGATGCAATGGGCGCACCAGCAGGCATGCCAGGCGAAGAAGCAATGGGAGCTCCAGAAGAAATGACTCCTCCTGCGCCAGAAGAAGACAGAATGAAACGTGAAAGCATTGACTACAGCCGTAAATTAGGCATGTTATTGGCACAATCAAAAAAAAAGTAATTAGTGAGACAGTGGACCCCTTGGTTTTAACACTAAGGGCTCTACAAAGCAGAGCAAACAGCGAAGATGTAATCGCACCCATGACCTGGGAAGCTCTGAATCAAGCAGGTCAACAATACAGCTCGCCCGATATAGATTATGATCGTTTCTCAAAACGTTGGGAAAGTGATCCCATCATGAAAAAACTTGTGGACAGGTTTGATGGCAATGGTCTAGTTATTAAAACTAACAAGAACGTTGATCAACCCGGACAAGGCAAGCCAGCACCAAACATGGTAGACAAAGCAGCCAAAAGTGCTACAAAAAGGGCAATGAAGGCTTGACATTGATAGTAAGTTAATGTAAACTTACTCATGACCCTTTTAATACACAAATATGACTACACACCTCTGGACAGAGCCAGTGTAGAAGGCAAGCGTTTATACGCAACTCCAGATGGTAGCAAAGTTCCAAGCGTTACTACCATACTAGACAAAACTAAACCACTAGAAAAGAAGTTGGCTTTGGCCAACTGGAAGAAACGTGTGGGCGAAGCTAAGGCACAAGAAATTGTGACTGAAGCCGCAGGACGTGGCACACGTATGCACAAGTTTCTAGAAGACTACATTGTGCAAGGCACAGTCAACGAACCTGGCACAAATCCATACTCAGTACAAAGCCACAAGATGGCCAAACACATTATTGAAAACGGACTTAAGAATGTAGACGAAGTGTGGGGAGTAGAAGTTCCTTTATACTATCCTGGACTATATGCAGGAACCACTGACTGTGTGGGTGTACATCTTAGCGAAGATGCCATCATGGACCATAAGCAAACCAACAAACCCAAGAAAGAAGAGTGGATTGAAGACTACTACTTGCAAATGGTTGCTTATGCCCTAGCACACAACAAAGTACATAGCACAAACATACGCAAGGGCGTGGTGTTTATGTGTGTAAAACCTCCAGAAATTAAGCCGTTGGTTTGGGGAGATCCTGCGTATCAAGAATTCATACTGACTGACAGCATGTTTGATCATTGGGAAAAACAATGGTGGAATCGGGTTGAACAGTACTACAGTGAAAACTGATAAATAAAACAAACGGAGATTTGATATGGTACAAACAGTCACAAGAGTTAACGGGTTAAGAAACCTAGTTGGTACAATGTTCATGGACAATTGCAATGCTTATTTGATCACAGTTAAAATTGCAAACGCAACAGCAGTTGATCTGCAAGCAGAAGATGATGGAATGGATGAAGTGGTAGAACAGATTCTTAAAGAAATTAACCCACTGGCATTTTACATGCCTGCAGATAACAGTGGAAAAATACATGTTATCATGGACAAGAGCGTTAACGATGCAACTGAACTACGCACACGTATTCGTAACGTTGGCAAGCCTGCTAGCGGTACTGTTACAGCAGTAGGTCCAAACAGTATTGATATCAGCGGCACAACTGTTACACTTGCTACATCACTAACAATAGCTTAATTTTCACATTCAAAAAGCCCTAGTACCACTGGGGCTTTTTCATGACTAACAAGTCATAAATATACTATAAGAGGATATTTTCATGGCTGTCGTTCAAATCTCAAGAATTCAAATACGTAGAGGCCAGGCCAACGCTGGCACAGGTTTACCGCAACTGGCCAGTGGAGAAATGGCATGGGCAATTGATGCCCAGCAATTGTACATTGGTAATGGCTCAGTGAGTGAAGGTGCTCCAGCAGTTGGCAACACTAAAATTTTAACACAAAACGACTTGTCTGCACAGGGTAACTTGATTGGGTTGTTACAATATGTGTACAAAACAACTGACACCACAATCATTACTGGTACCAGCGTAAATGCTCCTATCAGCAGAAGTTTACAGCAACGACTAGACGACTTTATCACCACTGTGGAATTTGGAACAGCAGGTGATGGCAGTACTGATGATACGCCAGCATTACAGCGAGCCATCAATCAGTTGTTCTTAAACACCAACAACCGAGCCAGTGCCCAAACAGCTTCTGGCACTGCTACTAGAATCAGATTAGAAATTCCGTCTGGAATTTACATCACAACCAAACCCTTATATATTCCCAGCTATGCCACACTGGTTGGTGCTGGTGCTGAAAAAACTATCATAAGTTACAATCCTACATCTATTGTTACAGCTGGCACTATCAACAACAGCACAACAGTGACAACTACCAGTGCAAATGCTATAATGGTAGGCGCTAGTGTTACTGGTACAAATATTCCTGCAGGTGCAACTATTTTGTCTGTGGTAGCTGGGGTTAGTTTTGTTATCAGTGCAGGAGCAACAGGCACAGGAACTGGTTTGTCTTTAACTGTTGTTTTAAACAAACCAGCGGTGCAGTTTGTTAACGACACAAGTACTTCATCCAACTATGTAACAGCTGATGCTAACGACACACTTGGAGTATATGCTCCACGTCGTATCAACATGTCTGAAATGACTATCAAATCTATTTCAGGACAGAACACTTGCATACAACTTGACTCTGTGAGAGACAGTGTGTTTGAAAATATCAACTTGGATGGTGCATCAGTGGTCAACACAACTGCTGTGGGCATACGACTTAATGCTGTGAGTTCATTAGTAACATGCGAACATAACTTGTTTAAGAATGTGAGTTTCAATAATTTTTATTACGGCATAATTTCCATGAAAGATATTTTAAACAATACATTTGTGGATTGTAATTTTTCTATTATCAGTCAAGGGGTTGTGCTAGGTGAAGGTGCAGACGGTGTAACTGCTGGACAAGTATACGGCCCAAGAGAAACACAGATCGTTAATAGCAAATTCTATAACGTAAAACAACAAGGTGTATTGGTTATCAAAGGAACTGGCAATGCAGTTCAAAATTGTAGATTTATCAATGTTGGTGCTAACGGCGGCGGCATTGCCACAGTTACTTACCCAGTAATATTTTTTGGAACAATTGGTAACACCGCAGAGAAAATTTACACTGACAGAGCAGACAGTTTATTAACTGGAAACATCGCAGTGCCATATGTGCCTGAAGTAAGTGGAAAAGGTATCTACAACTCATTCAGTACTCATAGTGTTGAACTCAATGTGACAGACCCGGATCCAACACAGATTTTTAGATTGCCAATGGCAACCAATCAAAGTGGAACACCAACTGGCACCATAAGCTACAAGCTGGACTACAACTATGCCAGCACGTTAACTGGTTCCAATGCATACAGCAGAAGAGGCACACTGACCATTGTTGCCAGTAGAGCAACTGCAAAAATTCAAATGTATGACGAATTTGATTTTGCCAGCGCAACTGATAATGTTTCAGTCACAACACCAAATTCAGTTGTGTTAGAATTCAGTGCTGAATTTTTAGATCAGGTGGGCGGATCATACACTGCTTCAGCTGGGCAAGTGCCAACTTCCATATCAATTAGATATTCAAACACTCTTGCAAGCGATGCTGGAACTTTGAACTATTCATATCGTTCGCAGTTTTAAAACCAAACTGCTAGACTTTTGTAATAAATGCGCATATAATTTGTATGTGCATTGTGATAGTATTTGCTAACATCTAAAAATTGAAAAAACCGTTCGTAAACAAGCCTTAAACGTTATTTAAAAATAACCTTAGGAGAGAAAATCGTTGCCACTAAATACTTGCCATAATTAACTAAACAAGCGAAATAAATGACCAAAATTACAGTAATAAAAAGAAATGGCAACAGAGAACTATTGGCAGTAGAAAAATGGCAGGCTCAGGTGGCCAAGGTATGTGCAGGCATTGCAGATGTTAGTCAAAGCATGATAGAAATCAAAGCACAGCCTCACTTCTATGATGGAATCACCACAGAAGAAATTGACGGTATAACTCTACGTGCCATAGTGGATCTTATTGACGTGGAAAACAATCCAGATGTTGGACACACCAATTACCAATATGTGGCAGGCAAGCAAAGACTTTCAATGCTGAGAAAAGATGTGTATGGTTCTTATGCAGTTCCCAGTTTGTATTCCATTGTGCAGAAAAATGTAGCAACTGGCTTATACACCGGCGAACTGTTAGAATGGTATAGTGAAGAAGATTGGAACCGCATGAATGACATGTTGGATCACGAAAAGGATGAAACATATTCATATGCGGCCATTGAACAATTGATTGAAAAGTATCTGGTAAAAAATCGTAGCACTAAACAAACCTACGAAACTCCACAAATTAGATACATGATAGCGGCCGCAACAATCTTTCACAAAGAAGAACCCAACAGTGCTCGAATGAAATATATTAAGGAATACTACAATGCGGCTTCAGACGGTTTATTTACTCTCGCTACTCCTGTTCTTGCTGGGCTTGGCACTCCCACTAAGCAGTTCAGTAGTTGTGTGCTCATTCGCAGTGATGATGATCTTGACTCCATTTTTGCTTCTGGCGAAATGATGGCCAAGTATGCCAGTAAACGTGCGGGGATCGGATTGGAAATCGGTCGACTACGCCCATTGGGCTCCCCAATTCGCGGTGGCGAAATCATGCATACTGGTATGATACCATTCTTAAAGAAATGGTTTGGTGATCTGCGCTCATGCTCACAAGGAGGTATCCGTAATGCAAGTGCTACTGTATTTTATCCTATTTGGCATCATCAGTTTGATGATCTTATTGTACTTAAAAACAACCAAGGCACAGAAGAAACCCGAGTCCGTCATATGGATTATGGGGTTGTGCTTAGTGCTTTCTTCTGGCGACGATTTAAAAACAAACAAGACATAACATTCTTTGATCCCAACGAAGTGCCTGACCTGTATGAAGCGTTTTATAAAAATACTGAACTATTTGAAGAACTGTATGTGAAATATGAAAAGCGCAAGGATCTACGCAAGAAAACTATGAATGCAGAAGATGTGTTCAGAGGCGGCATATTGAAAGAACGTACTGACACAGGACGTATCTATCTTGTGTTCATTGACAACGTAATGAAGCAAGGACCATTTGATCCTGAGTATCATACAATTTACCAGAGTAACCTATGCTGTGAAATACTATTACCTACTAAGTCTTTTAAGCGTCTCGATGATGCTGATGGTCGCATCGCTTTATGCACTCTTGGTTCTATCAACTGGGGAGCTTTCCGAAACCCAGAAGACATGCGCAGGGCTTGTCGCATTTTGCAACGTAGTTTGTGCAACATACTTGATTACCAAGACTTCTTGAGTATTCAAAGCAAACTAAGTAACGATGAGATACAACCATTAGGCATTGGTGTCACCAACTTGGCCTATTGGCACGCCAAACGTGGATTACGTTATGGCGAGAAGGATGCGTTACAAGATGTTAAAGCATGGATGGAACATCAAGCATTCTACTTGACAGAAGCCACAGTTGAACTGGCCAAGGAGCGCGGCGCATGTACACACAGTGAACACACACGATACGGCCAAGGCATATTCCCTTGGGAATTACGAGCAAAGGGTGTTAATGAACTAGCAGACTTTGCTCCAGAACTTGATTGGGAAACGCTACGTGTTAACATGAAACAGTACGGTGTTCGCAATGCCACACTAATGGCCATTGCCCCAGTCGAAAGCTCAAGCGTTGTTATAAACAGCACTAATGGAATTGAGTTGCCCATGAGCTTGATATCAGTCAAAGAATCAAAGGCAGGAAGTTTTGTACAAGTTGTACCAGAGTACCACAAGTTAAAGAACAAGTATCAAATGATGTGGGAACAAAAAGATTGTGATGGTTATTTAAAAACCAGTGCAGTGCTCGCAGCCTATGTGGATCAAAGTATCAGTACCAACACATTTTACAATCCAGCACACTTTGCAGATCGCAAAGTGCCAACCACATTGATTGCCAAGAATTTGATGCAGGCACATGTGTGGGGATTGAAAACATTCTACTACAGTTTGATCAACAAACAAGGCAGTAAACAAGTTGCTGAGATTGCACCAGAACAAACACAAGTAAACGGAGTTCAAGTGAATGGTTACCAATATGACGAACTAGAGGACGACTGTGAGTCGTGTAAATTATAATGTTAGAAACATGTTGCGATATATTAGTAGACGCTTACAAGCGTAATTGGATCACCAGTAGAGATGGTAACATTTCTATACGCCATCATGACCGTGATCATTTTTATGTGACACCTAGTGGTGTGCGTAAACAGCAGATGCAACCAGAGATGTTTAAAAAGATTGCCATATGGAGAACAATTAACAGTGGTGTTGGTTCCGGCGCATTTAACTATTCATGGAGTGTTATTGAACAAACTGACTTGTCGGGCAACTTGGAACCTAGTGGTGAGATGCCTTTGCATTTTGGACTACAGAAAGAATTGGGACAGCACAAAGACGATGTGCGTGTGGTGGTTCATGTTCATCCCACCTACTGTATTGCGGCCATGCATGCCGGTATTGACTTGGGCACTGTTAGTGATTCGTTTCCAGAATTAAATCGTTATACCAAGGTAGCACACAATGTGGGAGATGTTGCTCCTATCAGTGAAGAATTGGGCGAAGCTTGTCATCACAACTTGGGACTTGACCGCGACGGCAACATCAAGTTTGATATAGTAGGAATCAAAGGACACGGCGTGGTAGCCATTGGCAACACCCCATGGCGAGCATACGAACATATTGAACGATTAGAACACATTTGCAAGATAGTACTTGCATCAGGAAAATATTAAAATGTCAAAACAACAATACAATTTAAACACCAAGACAGACTATCTCAATCGCAAGATGTTTCTGGATCCAGCTGGCCCAGTTACCATTCAAAGATTTGAAGAAGTCAAGTACAAAAAGATCGCAGACTTTGAAGCAACCGCACGTGGTTTTTTTTGGCAACCAGAAGAGATCAGTCTTACCAAAGATTCAAATGATTTTAAAGATGCCAGCGAAGCAATCAAACATATCTTCACCAGCAACTTGTTACGTCAAACAGCATTGGACAGTTTGCAAGGACGTGGCCCAAGTCAAATCTTTATGCCTGTTATCAGTTTGCCTGAACTAGAGGCACTTGTATACAACTGGACATTCTTTGAAACAAACATTCATTCAAAGAGCTACAGCCACATCATTCGCAACATCTATAATGTACCCAAGGATGTGTTCAACACAATCCATGATACACAAGAAATTGTGGATATGGCTAGTTCAGTAGGCGACTATTACGAAGCACTGCATGTGGTCAATTGCCGTAAACAACTAGGCGAAGCAGTTACTGAGAAAGAACATGTTAGAGCAATCTATATGGCATTGCATGCCAGCTATGCTTTAGAGGCATTCCGTTTCATGGTTAGCTTTGCCACCAGTTTGGCTATGGTTGAGAACAAAATCTTTATTGGCAATGGTAATATTATCAGCCTGATACTACAAGACGAACTGCTACACAAAGGTTGGACAGCCTACTTGATCAATCAGGTGGTAAAAGAAGACACAAGGTTTGCCGAAATCAAAGCAGAATGCGAACAAGAAGTGTATAATTTGTACATGGACGTTATTCGTGAAGAAAAAGATTGGGCAACTTATTTGTTTAAAATGGGCCCAGTGATTGGACTCAATGCCAATATCTTGCGTGACTTTGTGGACTACACCGCAGTGGATGCTCTTAAACAAATTGGTATCAAGTACAACAACCCAGCGCCAAAGTCAACTCCAATACCTTGGTTCAACAAACATACTGATACCAGTAAGAAACAAACAGCACTACAGGAAAGCGAAAGCACAAACTATGTTATTGGAGTAATGAGTGAAGCATTGGAATATGATGACTTGCCCGCACTATAAAAAGAGAAAAAGATGATCACAGTATATTCAAAAAACAACTGTCCGTTTTGTGACAGAGCAAAAGCACTATTAGAAAGTAAAGATGTTCCATTTAAAATAATCAAAATGGAAGAAAACTCTGGCGCACGTGAGTTTCTCATGGAGCAAGGACTACGTTCAGTCCCACAAATTTTCAAGAATGGCGTTCTTATCCCAGGAGGCTTTCAAGGCCTAGCGGACAAAGACGAAGAATTTTTCAACACACTAAAGGTATAACATGTTTATTTCAAAAGGTTTCTCAGAAGGTGAAGTGGTCACGCTCAAACTAACCAGCGGCGAAGAAATTGTTGCCAAGCTGGTACAAGACGGTCCGTTACATTACACATTAAAAAATCCGCAAGTTATTGGTATGGGGCCAAAAGGCCCAGGATTGATGCCTTACTTGTTCACAGTTAATCCCAACACTGAGATCAAACTACAAAAGTCTACTGTTACAGTAGCTGAAGCAACAGATGCACAATTTGCCAAACAGTTTATTGAAAGCACTACTGGTATTGCACTGGCATAAGTATTAGCATGCCAGCAATTGCTCGAAACGGAGATCCAACCACAACCGGTCATGGTTGTGATGGAACAACCACAGTCACTGGCCCTACAGGTGCTGGTGCTCAGGTGTTTGCCAATGGCATTGCTATAGAGTGCGTTGGTAATCCAACTGCCGCTCACACCATAAATGGTGGTCCAAGAGGTAGTTGTATTCCCCATCCTGCTGTTATCAATGCAGGATCAAGCAATGTGTTTGTAGGCGGAATTGGAGTTGCCAGAGTGGGCGATAGTACAGACGGCGGAGCCATTACTGCTGGATCACCAAATGTTATAGCCAATTAAATAGACATTTATTTTCTACCCTGTTACACTAGATATAAGTACTCTGTACTTCATATAAAGGATTAATAAAATGGCTACAAACAAACACGCAGAATTCACAGCAATAGTAGAAGCAATGGAAGCAGACTTTGAAAAGTTTTATGACAAGGAAGTTGGCGCTGCCGGCACCCGTGTTCGTAAACATTGTCAAGATTTGGCAAAGTTGTGCAAAGACACACGTAACGATGTTACCGCAGTTAAAAACGCACGAAAAGAACCAAAATAATAACATAAATACAATATGGCATACAGCGACAAGGTCATTGACCACTATGAAAATCCCAGGAACGTTGGATCTTTTGATAAGAGTGATCCTAGTATTGGTACTGGTATGGTTGGTGCCCCTGCTTGCGGCGATGTGATGAAACTGCAAATAAAGGTAGGTGAAGATGGCATTATTACTGATGCACGTTTTAAAACATATGGTTGCGGCAGTGCTATTGCTAGTAGTAGTCTTATTACTGAGTTAGTAAAAGGCATGAGTCTTGATCAAGCGTCGTCTATCAAAAACTCCGACATCGCCGAAGAACTAGCCCTACCTCCTGTAAAGATACATTGCAGTATATTGGCAGAAGATGCTATCAAAGCGGCTGTGAATGATTACCGTAACCGACATAGCATATAAAAAAATCAAGCAAAATTTAGAGCGCCGCGGCAAAGGCGCAGGCATTCGTGTAGGTGTAAGAACTACTGGGTGCAGTGGATTGGCCTATACTATGGAATATGTGGATAGTTATGAAGCTGAACAGGGCGTAACTAACTTTGCTCAAAAAGATTTTGTAGTATTGGTAGATGCCAAAAGTCTAGTCTATCTAAATGGCTTGACAATGGATTGGGTCCGCAATGGACTAAATGAAGGTTTTGATTTCATCAATCCAAACGAACGTGACCGTTGCGGTTGCGGCGAAAGTTTTCGAGTATAATAATCTTTGACATAGTTCAATTTTACTAGTATAATACTAGTATTGTAATAACTTTTGGAGTTTAAATTGAGTATGCATTTAGAAGGTCCGTGGCTCAGTACCACTGGCAAAAAGAAAGGCAAAAAGAAATTTGCTTCAGCAGAACATGCAAGAAAGGCTAGAGAATTGGACGAATCGTGGAAAGACTTGCTTAGGCGGCAAGGTATTGAACAAGACGAAAAGAAACGTACTCGTGCTATGAGCGCACCCAGTCTATCTAGTGTCTACAGCCTAAAGATACCCGAAGGCCGTAATACCACTGCACACATCAAAAGTGTGGATACTGGTGGTAATGCTGTTCTTAAGCCAAGTAAAGTTTATACAGGCACTATGGTAAAAGGAATTGCCACCATGCATAAAAGTAACGCAGTACCAGTTTTCAGTGATGAAGAGGCTATTGCGATATCCTCTATGCGTAGATAATTTAAAACTTATGCTTTTATACTCTACATATTGGCATAACTATATATTGTACCCCGAAAGGTTCGGGATCAAAGAAGTAAGGCTTTTAACGCACAAGGAGATGTATCGGAGCCATAATTTAACCATTGACGGAACTAGCAATTCCTGATCCAGCGTAAAGGAGATAACAACATGATACGCATCATAAAATTTGTAATATTCACTCTAGCACTTCTAGCAGTGACATATGCAGGCTACAAGGTCATTAATTATAAATTAGACCATCTTAAAGAAGCCCGCATGAACGTAAGTCCGGTCACAGCCGAACTAAGACAAAAACAACTAGATTGTTTGGCTCGCAACATATATCACGAGGCCGGTGGTGAACCATTTGAAGGAAAGGTAGCAGTAGCTCAGGTTACAATTAATCGAGCAGAAAGCGGACAATTTCCCAGCGACATCTGCCAAGTTGTCTATCAAAAAAATATTGTGTACGAAAAAGTTCTGTGCCAGTTTAGTTGGTACTGCGAAGGTCCTAGTGTTAAGAAACCCATGAACGGACCGGTGTACACAGAAAGTATGGAAGTGGCCAAAAAGGTATTGTTGGAAGGATTTAGATTGCCTTCTATCAAACATGCACTTTACTTCCATGGTGACTATGTCAATCCCAAATGGGGCAAACAGCCAGTGGCAAAAATTGGTCGTCATATTTTTTATAACTAGGATACATTATGAACATTGAAAAACTTAAAACTAGCATACACGATTTCTTTGATTTGAACTTGTGGGTCAAAACCATTAAAGAAAATGCACCACATTTAAGTGCGGAAACCATGGGGTGGGTTGCTGTGGTACTGTTACACCTTGCTACCGTGCCCACCATGATTGCTGTGCTGACAGGGTTAACTGAAAAGATGCCACCAGTGGATATGGTGTTGTTTGCTTGGGCTGGATTGTTTTGCTTGTTTATTAAAGCAACCATCCAAAAGGACTTGCTAAACATTGTTACCATTGGATTTGGATTTTTTGTACAAGCCGCTCTATTGGCTTTAATTGTATTCAAATAAATACTAGCATATGATTTTAGCTTGGCTATTACTTCTAACAGGTTTAATAATATCAGCAGTTGCAATCTACTATTCTGTAGTAGGTTTAACTGCTATATTTTCCGCGGCTGTGATTCCTATTATAATAATGGGATCAGCTTTAGAAGTAGGTAAATTGGTATGTGCAAGTTGGTTAAAAGCCAATTGGGAACGTGCTCCACGTTTTATAAAATACTACATGATCATTTCAGTAGTTGTGTTAATGATTATTACCTCGATGGGTATTTTTGGATTCCTTTCCAAAGCACACAACGATCAAAATCTAGTTAGTGGTGATGTTCAAAGTAAGATTGCTATCTATGACGAAAAGATTAAAACTGCAAAGGACAATATAGATGCCAACCGCAAGGCGCTTAAACAGATGGATGAGGCTGTGGACCAAGTCATGGGCAGAAGCAGTGATGAAAAAGGCGCCGAGAAAGCAGTTCAAATTAGACGTAGTCAACAAAAAGAACGTGCAAGGCTTCAGTCTGAGATCACAACCGAACAGAAAGCTATTGCTGCCGTTAGTCAAGAACGGGCTCCAATCGCGGCCGAGGTCAGGAAGGTAGAAGCAGAAGTAGGTCCAATCAAATACATTGCCAAATTCATCTACGGTGAAAAAGGTGCAGATGAAAATATGTTGGAACGAGCAGTAACATGGATTATTATTCTCATTGTTATTGTATTTGATCCATTAGCAGTTATCATGTTGTTGGCCGCACAGATGACCTTTGGTTGGAAGAAGGATGAAGACGAACACCTTTTACACACAACTGTACCACATACAGAAACGCCTGTTGCTGGCGTGGACAAACCCATAAACGAAGTAGAAGAAATTACACCAACACACACAGAAGAAGTTCCAAGCGAAACACCGTCGACTGCACTAGGAGGTGATATAACAGCGCCGGAGGAAAAGCCAGCAGAAATGGTAGAGGATATACCATTAGAGCAATGGAACAAAATGATTGAAGAGGCCGAGAAAGAAGTTGAAAAGGAAGTAATTGAGAAAGAAGCTAGAAAGTATCAAATTATTCCTGAACTTCAAAAAGAACTGGATAAAGATCAAGGAACACAGTTTCCATATAATCCAGTTGAAGGCCAAGTCTTCACTCGCATGGACTTTGATACTCCAAGGGAATTTACTTTTAATGGAAGTCAGTGGGTTGATTCAGTGTCTTACTATAATCAAACCAGAATACGTCCGGATTTTACAGAAGTTATTGAACCTGAAGATTCAAAAAAAAAGACTTATATGATCAAGGACCCTACGGGTCACATACAAGTGAAGAGCAGATAGGCTATGTTCAAAATGCAGAACAATCAAACAATTCGCTTTGGACAAAAATTAAAAAGAATACTATATGAATTTAGGAAAAATAACCTTAATTACGCCACCAGACAAATTGTTTAATATGAATTTAAGTTATTTGCTAGTTAAACCTAGCAACTATGTTAAAGAACAATTCCAAACAATTCTAAGTCAAAGCATTGATGACATCAACGTTTTTGTGTTTGATAACGAAGATCACGATATTGGCTGGATGTTGAGCATTGCTCACCAAGTAGAAGTTATCATTTTGGATATCGATAATTGCGATCCAATCACCAAACAGTTTTCTACGTTTTTATTAGCACAAGCCAATACACACTATATCACTAAAGATGATACCACTCCATTTAATCTGATAAGTAAAAATCGCATATATAATTTAGACTGGATTGTGAACCAAATTAAAAACTACGAAGAGGATGAAGACGATGATGTACAAGAAGAGTAAGGGAACTGGTGTAACTGTCAAAGACGGTGAAAACATCAACCAAGCCTTGCGACGATTTAAACGTAAAATTGAAGACTCAGGTCTTTTGGACGACTTACGTGCCAAAGAATTTTACGAAAAACCAACTACAGAGCGCAAACGTAAAAAAGGTGCCGCCAAAGCACGTTGGAAAAAGAAGCTCAGAGATCAGCAATTACCTAAGAAAATGTATTGACATCACAATCTAAGTCTGTTATAATGTTTGTATGAATACTGACATTATGATAGATTTGGAGACTCTAAACACAACTCCTGACGCAACTATTCTCACAATTGGTGCTGTAAAGTTTGATCCGTTTGGATCTGAAATTAAAGAACCCAAAATGGATAGTTTTTACTGTCGAGTAGATGTTGATAGCTGTGACAGGATTGGCTTAACAACAAGTGACGATACCATTGCTTGGTGGGCTAATCAAAGCAAAGAAGCGCAAGAAGCCGCATTTGACCCTAATGATAGAATTGATATAGAAGAAGCATTTGCTCGACTGTATAAATTCTGCTGGGGTGCAAAACGTGTTTGGTCAAATGGTAGTTGTTTTGACATCATCATTTGCGAACATGTTTACCGTAAAATCAATCGTGCTATTCCTTGGAAATTCTGGGAAGTACGTGATGTACGCACAGCATTTGATTTAGGTATCAATCCTCAGCGTCCACCAGTCACAGCTCACCATGCTCTTGAGGATGCATGGAATCAAGCTGTTGGTATTCAAACTGTCTATAACACATTGCGTACCAGTACCACAAGCGGTGGAAGTTACATCGCACCATTTGCAAATCAAAGGTAATATATGGATAGTCAAATTAAAGAAGTAATGGACATTCTCCAAGAAGAATGTGCTGAAGTTATACAAGCGGTAAGTAAGATCAGCCGCTTTGGACTGGACAATTTCAAGCCAGGCAAACCCAAAACCAATCGAGAACACTTGGAAGAAGAATTGGGTGATATGTTGGCAATGATTGATATCTTGCACAGTATGGATATTGTGTCCTATACCAACATTGAACGTGCCCAGGAAGCCAAAATTGAAAAGCTAAAAAAGTGGTCAAATATTCAGAATTTAGAGAATATCTGAGATAAATAAATTTGTAAAACGCCGTAAGGGTTTTACATATTCTTGCTTAATTTAAAGGAGAAAATTATGAGCAAAATCATCGGTATCGATTTAGGTACAACAAATAGCTGTGTGGCAATCCTAGAAAACGGAATTGCCAAAGTAATTGAAAACAGCGAAGGTGCTAGAACAACACCATCAATCATTGCGTATACAGACAAAGAAGTACTGGTAGGCGCAACAGCAAAACGACAAGCAGTCACAAATCCAAAGAATACTATCTACGCCAGCAAGCGTCTTATTGGACGTAAGTTTGACGAGAAAGAAGTACAAAAAGACATTGACTTGATGCCATACGCTATTGTCCAAGCAGACAATGGTGATGCATGGATTGAAGCAAATGGAGAAAAACTAGCACCACAACAGGTGTCAGCTGAAGTACTTAGAAAAATGAAAAAGACTGCTGAAGACTATCTGGGCACAACAGTAACTCAAGCGGTTATTACAGTTCCAGCTTACTTCAATGACAGCCAACGCCAAGCAACCAAAGATGCAGGTAAGATTGCAGGTTTAGAAGTATTGCGTATTATCAACGAGCCAACAGCGGCCGCACTGGCATACGGTGTAGACAAACAAGACAAGAGAGATCGCAAGATTGCGGTATACGACTTGGGCGGCGGCACATTTGATATCTCCATAATTGAAATTGCCAATGTGGACGGCGACAAGCAAATTGAAGTGTTGTCAACAAACGGCGATACATTCCTTGGCGGTGAAGACTTTGACCAGGCTCTTATGGATTATCTAGTTGATGAGTTTAAGAAAGAAAACGGCATTGACTTGAAACAAGATATGCTTGCCTTACAGCGTTTGAAAGACTCAGCTGAAAAAGCCAAGATTGAGTTATCTAGCACAGCTCAAACCACAGTTAACTTGCCATATGTTACAGCTGATGCAAGTGGTCCTAAACACTTGAATGTAACCATTAGTCGTACTAAGTTTGAACAAATGGTTGAAAAACTAATCGAGCGTAGTATTGAGCCATGTAAGATTGCAATGTCCGATGCCAAAGTTACAGCCGCAGACATCGACGAAGTTATTCTTGTTGGTGGACAAACACGTATGCCTAAAGTACAAGAAGCAGTTGAGAAACTGTTTGGCAAGGCCCCACGTAAAGACGTCAACCCAGACGAAGCAGTGGCCGCAGGTGCTGCCATTCAAGGTGCGGTATTATCTGGCGACAAGACAGACGTGTTGTTGTTGGACGTTACTCCATTGACACTAGGTATTGAAACAATGGGCGGAGTGTTTACCAAGCTGATTGCCAAGAACACAACTATTCCAACTAAACACAGTCAAACATTCAGTACTGCTGATGATAATCAACCAGCTGTAACTATTAAAGTTGCGCAAGGCGAACGTGACTTGTTTAGATTTAACAAACTGTTAGGCGAGTTCAATTTAGAAGGTATTGCTCCAGCAATGCGTGGTACCCCACAAATTGAAGTTACCTTAGACATTGATGCCAACGGTATTCTTAATGTAAGTGCCAAGGATAAAAACACTGGCAAAGAAAATAAGATTACTATCAAATCTGATAGCGGATTGACCGAAGCTGAGATCCAACGCATGGTCCGTGAAGCTGAAGAAAATGCTGAATCAGACAAGAAGGCAAAAGAATTGATTGATGCACGTAACAATGCTGAAGCAACAACCCACAGCATTAAGAAAGATTACGATACGTACAAAGATCAATTGACTGAAGAAGAACGCACAAAGTTTGACGAATCAGTTAAAGCTGTAGAGGAAGCCTGTGCCGGAGAAGATAAGGATGCTGTTCAAAAATCAGTTGAAACATTCTTCGAAGCCGCAGGACCAGTTATGGCTAAGAAACAAGCCGCCGAAAGTGCTCAAGCAACTGCCCAAGCAACGCCAGCGACTGAACAAACTGTAGATGCTAGCTTCACAGAAGTTGACCCTGCAGAGAAAAAGTAATATAATACAAACGTAGGGTGCCTCCGGGGCCCTACACGGTTCTTGCTTATTTAAAGGAGAAAATTATGAACCAACTTAGAACAATAGATACGGCAGCTCTTGCCCAACTAAGTAGAGCACTAGTGGGATTTGATCGCTACTTCACTGCACCGCATCACCAAAATGGTAACTATCCTCCACATAATATTGTAAAATATAATGATGGTAGTTACGGTATTGAAGTTGCTGTGGCAGGCTTCAGCAAAGAAGAAGTTACTGTAGAAGTGGATCAAGACCAACTAACAATCCGTGGCGTAAAAAATCGTCCGAACGAAGGCGAAGTAGAATACTTGCATCGAGGATTGGCAGCTCGTGATTTTGAACAGACATTTACTCTTGCTGAGTATATGGAAGTTAGGGGTGCTAAGGTAGAAAACGGAATGTTGCAAATAGACATTCAACGTCTTGTGCCAGAAGCATTGAAGCCTCGACAAATCGAGATTAAATAATAAACCGGGGGGAGGAAACTCCCCCTCTTTGAAAGAGAACATAATGGCAACCACTGACATCCAATTAGATGAAAAAATTAAAGTAACTATATCAGAACCAAAACGTTGGAAGGTCATATTGTTAAATGACGATTCAACTCCCATGGAGTTTGTGATTGGAGTATTAATAGAAATTTTCAAACACACAGACGATACTGCACGTGAAATCATGCTGGATGTTCACGAAACTGGGTCGGGCATTGCAGGTGTTTACAGTTTTGAAATTGCTGAAGCAAAAGCAGTTGAAGCCACAAATCAAGCACGTACCAACGGCCACCCATTGCAGATTAAACTGGAAGAAGAATGAGCTTAAAAGATCTCACACATGCGGCCCACAAAGCGGCAGAGACCAAGCCTTTTGTTAAGGTATTGTTTTCAGGTAAAATTGATCCCAAGCTGTACGCAACATTCCTTAAGAATCAACACCCTTGTTATGAAATTTTAGAAGTGTGTGCTATGCCACACGGCTTGATGAATGACTATCCCGCCATTCGTAGAGCACCTGCTATACTGTCCGACTTCTTAGAACTATGGGGAGATGACACCAGTTCACCGTACATGTGTCCAGCAGTAAACGAATACATACAATATATTATTAGTATTAAAGATGATCCTAAAAAACTGTTGGCACACTTGTATGTACGTCATTTTGGTGATTTGAGTGGTGGACAAATGATTGCCAAGCGAGTACCAGGTGCTGGTAAGATGTATCAGTTTGATGGCGATCCAGAAGCTATTAAAAATATTCTACGTGCCAAACTGGATGACAGCCTTGCAGATGAAGCAGTTGTATGTTTTGAATTTGCTGGTAAACTATTTGAACAAATGATGACACAGGTTACAGATGAGTGACGTCTGGGATACATTAATTAAAATCGAAGAATACTTCGAATCACGCTTTTACGCAACCGGCAGTATTATACACGAACCAGGCATGGATCGTTTCAATCAACCAGGATGGGTCAACAAAGTGTGGCAAAGTAGTCGCTATCGCAGAGCACACATTGATGTTGTAGATGCTAGAGAAACAAAAGGACTGTGGATGATGCACTGTTGCATTTTTCCATACACACACAATCCTGCACCTATTTTTGGCTTTGATGTGATTGCTGGCAAACGTAAAATAACTGGCTGTTTCTACGATTATAGTCCTGCTGGTGATACAGAACATCCCATGTTGGATTGGTTTGCTGATGAATCTAACAAACTGGATTGGAATCGCAAGCGTAAACTTCCAGACTGGGCAGAACGTATTTTCAGTGGTAATATGATTGCCGCTGGCAATGTGAGCGAACCAGCTGAATTAGAGCAGATATTCGCCATGGCAAAGAAAGGTGTTGATCACTATTTAGAAACTGTGGACGAAACTAATAAAACTGCTAGAGACACTACAGATGCGCAGAACTACTACTGCGTTAATCAGAAACAGAACCCGCATACACCTAAAGTTATGGTCAGTTTAGGGCTAAGTGAAGAGGATGTCACACATTTCATTCAGGATTGTTTGTTCCCTGAAATACGCTAAATACTAGCACTATGCGTGTACTAGATATTTTATTTGAATTAGCCCCCACAACTCCAGAAGAAGACGAGGAACAACTTGCGGCTCTTAACGGAGAACAACCTCAGGTTGAACCTGAAGAAACTCCAATAGCTCAAGCACAGCCTGCTCCGGTAGCTCAAGCACAACCACAACCTATTACTCCTGTGGCGCTGCCTGCTCCAGTAGCTCAAGCACAACCACAACCTGATGAACGTTCTTCTATTCTTGCAGGTGTTGTAAGTAGTAAGTTAAGAAAACTAGTTGCAGATGCCAACAGCATACCTGACTGGGAACCTGCTAAAAGATTAGTTTTAGATCTAATCAAAACACTAACATCAGATAACATACTGAAAGAATCAAAATCGTCTGATGTTTCTCCTGAAGAAATAGCCATTGCAATAAAAAATATCAAGTTTCTAGAAACTCAAGGGTTAATGAAACTTGACCAAACTGTAGATCTTGCATCACTTGCTGTCAAAATGGTAAAAAATGCAAAAAAAGAATTCAAAACACTTGAAAAGAAATATGTACTGAGAGCTGAAGAAATTACCAACAGCATGTTTGATAAACTCGAACTACTGGCCAACAAGGTACAGGGTTACACATCAATTGACGACAACACATACAAAGCATTGAACAAGGCAGAAAAGAAAATACACGATAATGCAAGAAATTTTGCCGCAATATTCAAGCAGGCATTTTTTGGAATGATAATGCGTATGTTGAGACAAAATAAAGAAATTGATCGAAACACTATTATAGAATTCTTAGATGCATGTTATAACGGACAAGTTATCGATATGGAAGCGTTGATATCAGTAGATGCAGGCAATGTTAAAGACCATGTGGTTGGCTACGAGGATATATTAGATCTGTTCTCTAGCTATGGTGTATTTTCATGGAGCCCAGGTAAATCAAGCGGCGCAATTGGCCCAGGTGAAATGGCGTTGAGTATGATGGGAAGTCCAGCGCAAAAAGCATCACACGGCGGAGATTTGATTATTGCCGGCACTAATTTAGAAATTAAAGCAGGTGCAACATCAGGCGGAAGACTAAACAGTAAAAAGATTCTCAAAGGTCCAGCGGCGTGGCCAACTTGGACTGATAAAATAACCAAGATTATTCAGACTGCTCCTAACAGAAAACTTAGCCCCGGAACTCCATTAGGCACTACTACTGGCAAATCAGGCGAAGTAATTGAGATGACTAAAGA